ACCTTGCGATTGGAGAGTGTTAAACTGTTCGTGCAATTCATCAAGTTTGGATTGAATTGTTTGTGCGTCAGTCATCAGGTGGGGGTGCCTCTCAACTGAACTTAGTATAGGGCATCAGGGTGCCGGTGGAAGGGGGTCTGTGCCACTCCCTCAACTGTCACAGCACCTCCTTCCCGAACTTTCCGCAGAGGTAAAATGCCATTCCTTTATCTTTGAGGGTGCAACCTGCAAAGGTGAGAGGAACGTAGCGACCGTTAGTTTTAGATGCTTTGGTGCGGATCTGCAGCAGTCCGTTAGGTCCGGTGATGGTGCCCAGTTGCTTTCCAGCGTTGAAAAGAGTTCGGATAGAATCACAAATGAAGGCGTAATCCTCTGCCAGTTCTTTATAGTGTTCGGGGTGAGTTTCAGGATTCAGAACCTCAGTGCCCACGTAATCATTGGAGCGGGTGAAACCAACGTAGATGGTCTGAGAGAGTTTTTCTCCAACCTTACTATCAGCAAAGTTTACACCGTCCTCCAGAATCTCAGAGAGGCAGTGCTTCAACTGTGTGACAGCGATAGACTCACCAACCGTGAAAGTCTTCAGCTCACCATCCACCAAATCTTTCAGGTTGGAGCTGTTAGGAATGCCCAGAGCAGTTTCAATCAGTTGCCCACGAGAACCTTTGTTTTTAGCAGGTTTGGCAAATGCATCAAAGTTGGTGACTTTGAGTTTGGCGGCAGTCTGGAGAACGGTCAGGGTCATTGGGTTTCCTCTCAACTGAACTTAGTATAGGGTCTCACGGTGCCCTCACAACCGACCTTGTGCCACTTCACACACTGGCACACTGGAAGCGTCCGCTGTTGAAGTTTGCATTAGAAAAGACCTCACGATTCACCAGTTTGAACATACCAAACTCATTGGTCATCACGTATCCTTCGGCATCAATTCTATCCTGTCCGATGTATGCTGCAGGACCATTATTACGGCACAGGAACAGGCAATCTTCCTTGATAGTTTTAACCAGAATCCACAAACGAATCAGGTTAGGGTCACACTCAAAGTCGTCTTCATGAATCCTCATACCAGCACGAATGCGGGCATTAATTTGTTGCTTAATCTTTGCCGCTTCCTTATCAGTTGCAAATCTGGCAGTGGTTGCAACTTGACGGGCAAACTTACACACATCCTCAACATCAGCAAAGGATTCCTGATTGTGAACGATGTATGCTTTGGGTTGCACGAACTTAACCGTTTCGGTATCATTCCAGATGGCACGATCAGGCATTGCCACAGCATCACGCAAATCAGATTCTGCAAAATAGCAGGTATGCGGTGCAACGATAATTTGCTGAGAAACTACTTCAGGAAACTTGTAAGTGATCGTGTTGGGAGTATACTCATCAGAACCACCAAACCCAATAAAATCACATTGGTAGACAGTACTTGTGCGAGGAAGATAATCAAAACAAGCGTGAAGAATACGCGCAACTTCACCCGAATGGTTTGCATCAATTTCTTCATGAGAGTGATTGATTTTGATTTTAACTTTGTTGAACACAGATTTGGTGCCAACGAAATACTTTCCCGTGGCAGGATTGGTGCCGAAAACAATAGCAGGAGCACCGTCAATCTTTACACTCAGAGTGCCGGGATTCACGAACCAATCCAGAACGGAAAGGTCTCCCGTCAGGATGGTATCTTCGGCGTGTTCGAGGTGGGTGTTTTTCATACTGCTATTGTAAGGGGTCAGAGGGGGGTCTGGGGGGAACCGTGTGCCAGTTCCCCGAGTGTCACACTATGCCAGAATCATCCCATTTACAAAGTCACACTCATTAAACACGGGGGAAGTTCCGGCATTCCCGATGAACTTATGAACGAACCATTTAAAGTTCTTTTGAAATACGCATTCGCCCTTGATTGCGTGAACCTGAAGAATAGCATTCAGGCGGGACTTGGTGGTGTTAGATTGCCACCCACCATCAAACAACTCGATAGAGTGTGAACCCACCCGAGCAATCAAATTGCCGTGAAGATATACATCAGAAGCATCGATTCCACTATAGTAAATCACCTCAGTATTATCTTGCTTCCAGTCAATCTTGCCGATGATGGCAGCGTTCATCCGTTGTTCGATTTTACGCATCGGTGGGGTTGCTTGGTATGAACATAGTATGGCACGGGATGGGCGGTTCCACAACCCAGGGTGTGCCAGTTCGGAAAGTGGCACAGAAGCACCTCAGAGGGGCACTGGCTGCCCTATGATAAGGGGACAATCAGCAAAGACGGCAGCAGGGTCGCTGCCTGAACAAAGGTCGCCACCGGGGCAGCTTAAAAATAATGATAAAATATAATAAAAAAGGGAAAGGCACCACCCTTTCCCTTATAACCCAACGCACCCACTTTGTCCGTTATGATATCACCACAGGAGTAACTTTTGCTTAAAGAGAGGCAAACTCTTTCCTCTTTATGTTATATCAGTTGTCGGAGAACACGTAACCATTACAGAACGTGAAATCGTAACGCATAGAAGACTCCCAAGTTGCTTCCCAATCTACAACCAACATAGAGGGAACTTCACCATAGACTTCGTTATAGAATTCTTCGGTAAAGTCTGCCTCGGAACGATACTCTCCGCGATACTTATCATCACAGTTCTCAACATACGAAACGTCGCCCATTTCTGCAATCAGAGCATCAACCGCTTCATAACCAATTGCCTCACCACAGCGGCAATATTCTTCATAGTATGCAACGAAGTCGCTTTCGTTGTGGTTGTCAATGAACTCCAGAATGTCATCCAGAGCATACGAATCTTCCAGCAGTTCTTCGATCTTCTCAACAGTCTCAGTAGCGAGAACTTCTTTGTAGTTGGCGGTGAGAGTGACGGTCATTTGGTGTTTTTGTGTTGATGAATGTAGAATAACAGGGATGAGGCAGGAAGTCTAGGGGGGTTGTGCCACTTCCTCAACTGGCACAAGTCAGTAGGTTATAACAACGTTTTGCTTCAACATATACATCAGCATCCAAACAATCAAACTCGACGTAATCATATGCCGAACCTGCGGTTTCGTATGAACCATCAGACAACAGTGGAGCATACATCAAATCCTGCTGATTGTTTGCATCCAGTTTGTAAGTGCAACCATTAACTTGTGAGATGATGAAAACCATTGGATTTCTCAGGTATGAATGTAATATATCAGCAATCAGCGGCGTTTGGTAGTTTTCTGTGCCACCTTTACAACTGGCACATCGGTATTCAATTGTGCCTGCAATTGCTCCACAATCTTGTCAATGAACTGCAGAACAGTTTGCATCACCTTACGGGTCTTTTCTGCCCCGTTGTTTTCCTTGAACGAACGCACAGCAAACTGTACAATTCCCACAACGATTGCGGCGATGGTAGCAACATTTAGGACCAGGGTTTGATAGAATTTAGAGGCAAAGAGTTTCATAACATTAGGGGTGGGAGGAGAATGTAGAGAATTCCTCAACCACGAATATAATATAACCCCCCACAGAGCATTCTGCAAGGGGTCTTGTGCCACTTCGAGAACTGTCACATTACATCAAGGGCTCGAACTCTTTCGTGGTAGCATAGACATCTTCGTCACCTGTGAGTTCTAGTAACTCTTTCCAGTCGATATTCTCTACCTCTAGATCATCATAACACATGATGTCTAGTGTTACACGTACAAGGCGTTTGTGTGCAATCATGATAGTCTCGATGTGTGTTGTGTATCTAGTATATCATGCATAATGACGATATGCAAGCGTTTCGTAATCTTGCCCATCTCGTGCATAATCCTCATCGAGATCTAGTGTACCCGTTTCCGCATACCTGTCCTCGTCGAGATTATAATCGTTCATGAACGTATAGTCGAGATCGTAATCGTCGTACATAAGCTCGTCGAGTTTGTTTGTGTCTTTAGTATTATAGCATGAGCTCGACAAGATTGCAAGTGTTCGTATGAGTCTCGTCGAGATTATGATATGATAGTATATATGCACTCTCGTCGAGAATTGTTAAGATATCCTAATGCTTCTCGACTAGTTTTTTCTTGTAGTATAGCATAATACTCGGAGAATGTCAAATCTTATGTGGGTCTCGGGACATTTTCGCGGGGGTGGGGGCTTGACAAACTGCGCGTCTTATGGTATACAGGTAAAGGTCACAAGAATCAGAGGCATTTAATAAGAATCAGAGGCATTTAATAAGAATCAGAGGCATTTAACTATAAGAACAGGCATTTAACTATAATAATCTATCATTAACACAATTTATTATAAGAATTATTAAAAACATTGTTAGCAAAACAAAACACAATACAAGGTTTTTCCACAATTTCCACAATTCACCCAGTTTTCCACAACCTTTTCCACATTCATTACACCATAAGATATATCTATTATACCATAAGATATATACACCAAGTACACCATACAATACACCATGGCTAGGGGCATCATTTACCTCATACTCAATAAGCAAACAGAGCACAAATACATCGGATCGACTCTACTTCCTATGAATAAGGAATGGGTATATCATATAGAAAAGTCAAAGCGAATGTCTGCTGAACCATTACATAAAGCATTCCGTGAATATGGTACTCACAACTTCATGATTAAAGAACTAGAAGATTGTGATGAAAAGGAATTTGATTCTAAACTAACTGAATGGATAGGTAGATACAATCCTGAATACAATCCTGTTGTTATAATACCAGAAGAGATAATCACAGAATATAAACCTCCCAAACCAGAAAAGAAAGTAAGACCATATCAATCATCACCACATCTGAAACCATGGAATGATAACATACGTGGAGATGGTAAACACTTTGGATTAAAGATAAGGGGTAAGAACCTAGAAACTGGTATATGTACAGACTATGAAAGTGCGCGAGTAGCAGCAGAATCAATTACTGGTAAAGCATGGAATAATTCCAATATACTACTAGCAGCACGTACTGGTAGAAAAGCATACGGTCATAAGTGGCAATTACTAGAAGAGAAAGATAAAAAGAAACGAGTCTTTGGTGTCAATAAAAAGACCGAACAGATTGAAGTTCGATATGAAAGTATGGCAGAAGCCCTACGAGCACATGAGAGTCAGGATAAACAAGGAATCATCAAAAGTCTTCGCAATCCTGGTCGTTACAGTTGGAAAGGTTGTTATTGGTTCTATGGATAATCAGAGAATAGTTCTGTCCCAATATCCTTTGCGAATTCGATACCAATTACCAGGAGGACCTTCTTCTTCTACAGTCTTCATCTTATAAACATAAGTCTCACCATTGACCTCATACACTGCTCCTTCCTCTACATCCACTGGGAAATTGATAATTCTTTCTCCATTTTCATCTAATTCAAAATCTCCCTCTCCGCGATTCATGATATCAAGAATATGATCGAATTTACTTTCTATCCATTCCTTTTCGGACATTCCCCACTTTTTAATTGGGCATGTGTCAATGGCATAACGTGCCTTTTCGCGCAGAAAGCATCCACAATGTCTACAGCGATTCTGAGATTCATCATACCATTCACAGGTTCTACATACATCCAGACGCTCTTCATAGACCTCATCAGAAACAGTGAGATGATCACCATTCCAGGTTGTTTTGATAACATCGAAAATGAATTTTGCAAGATTCTTTCCCTGTTCGGGAATAGAAGGATAAGAATGTTCTTCAGACATAATAATTTATTGTAATTACTGTACTATCTATTACCTCTAATACCAGACGTATCTGATGATGGATCTACCTGATATCCAGACCCTTCGATTGCATTTCCTTGGTCACCACCACCAGACGGAACTAATGATGTACCAGCACCTCTATTGCCCCAGTCTCCACCATCACCACCTTTCTCACCAGTTGCACCACTTCCACCAAATCCAGACCTTGATGTAATTGCAGCAGCTGAATTGGGGTCTGGGCATCCTCCTGGTGTTCCTGCTGCTCCTCCTGCTCCTGTTAATCCTCCAGAATAATCAAATCCTCTTCCTGGTGCTCCGTTTCCTCCTACTCCTCCTGGTGCGCCTGGTACACCATAGGCATTGGTGCGGCGACAATCAGATCTTCTAGTACGACTCCATCTACAACGATTAGTAATAGTACAGTTAATTTGAGTATCACCCGCAAAGCATCCTGGGCAATTTCCACATCCAAATCTTGAATAGTAGGTATAGAAGTAACAGGTTCCAGGCGCACCAGTTGCACCAGTCGCTCCTTTAGATCCTCCAGACCCACCAGCATAGATGAGACCACCACTGAGAACTCTTACATTTACGGCAGATCCTCCATTAGAAATGATAAGTGCGGTTCCACCACGATTTCCTCTTGTACTTGCACCAGTTCCCGCATCTCCTGATGCACCCAGAATTCTTCCTGTAGGATTAACATTCAAATCTAAATTGTAAATGGTATTGGCAAGTCTCAGTGCGGATGCACCAGCTGCCTCATTACTAGAAGTACAATTACCAGCAATATTCAAGTCTTTTCGAATATTTTTGTTCAGATTTCCGTTCCAGGTTCCACCAAGCACATTTGAACTTAAATCTAATGCGGCATCAGTTCCAGACTGATTAACGGCATATGATTTAATGGTAGATCTAAATTGGGAAGTACTGAGATTGGTAGAAGTTGCAACAGCAGCATTCTCAGTCGCATCAGGAACAATTGGATCTTCTGCGGCAACGTTCACATTACGAAGAAGTTCTGCAGCACGTATAGATCCTGATGCTGCTCCTTTAAATTGACTTCTCAAATCACTGAATCTAATTGGACCCGAAGTGAAAAGAGGGGTCTTACTAACAGATACTGGCATTGTTATCTATCTTTACCATTTTCTTTATTTATTTTGTTTTTTTCACAAAACTGGTATAATCTCACTTTCTATGCATCCTTTGGTCTTAATTTCATTTTCCCACCAAATTGCATCTTCAATCGTAAGGAAATTTCCTGCCGTTTGTCTGGAGTACCCTTTCTTTTTCGGTTTCAGATAGGTAACTTGGTATGCCTGCACGGTCAACATAGACTTCAATGGTTGTTTTGTCATTCCAATGGCGAATTACACCAGCAATAATAAAGGTATTTGTAATCAGATAGGTGGTGAAAATAAGAGTCCGAATCAGTGCAATAGCATCAGATTCCTTATCACATTTGGATGCCTTTTCTCCGATTGACTTTGCCCACCATCTCCACAATGTTTTACTATTCTTCATAGATTGATTTTCTTGACTTGACATAGGTGAGTTCATTCCATTGATTTCTATAACACAAGACTAAAACACGATCATTTCTATGAAGTGGGCAACATGCATAGTTCTCAATATCCTTTTCCCATACAGAAGTCTCAATGGTAATATATTCATCACACTTGAAATATACCCATCCTGCGATTCCCTTTTTCCAGGTTATATAATCATTCAATTGTGGTGCATAACTCATAATAAGAATGCCGCCTCAAGTGGAGTTGTCTTGGGAATCATCGCAGTATATGAAGTTGTACGGGAAATGTCTACTTGTTTACCGACTGTCTTGAAGTTGACTGGTGAATAGTAGCACTTTGTTTTTTGATTGTAGAATCCCCAAATGCTCCGAACACGAGCACCACCATTGTAATCAAAATGACTGTGATTACGAATCCAGATGGAAATTACATTCTTTTTGAATTCCTCAAACTCATAAGAATATCCATCTGGGGCATCATGGGGAAAACTAATTATCGTTGTCTGGGACTGCTCGGAGTCTGTATGGCGGGATACCTTCATTTAACCATTGCTCTAGTTTGGCAGATGCTTGTTCTTTGGTAAGTTTAGCACATGTTGCATCAATTGTGTGCCAACCATCGGTGTAAAATTCTTCTACTCGATAAAGTTTTTCCATAATCATTCTCAGGTAATAAATGCATTGATGACTTCGGATTCCTCTTCATTCATAAGAGCAAACTTTTGGGCATTTACCACTCTTTCCATGATGCGAGAGTCATGAGCATCATCACAATCACTTCTCCATGACAGAAGAAGAGCATGACATTCATTGTCATTTTCGGCAATGACGTTGATTACTCCACCATATTCCGAAGAAGGAAACGGAACCCAGTAGTCAACAATGTACAGATATTTCATTTGTGTGTGTAAATTACTCCTTGATTTTAGCAGAATGTTGCAAACAAGTCAACTGGCGACGAAGTTCATAACGGACAGGTATGAGTTGTCTGGAAAAGAAAATCTCCCAGTTGTTTCCCTTTACCAACTCCATCACATCATCAATCTGCTGAAGTGCAAGCAGAATCTTAATTTCATCGGTCATTACATGAACTCTGCCATGTAATAATCAACCGTCACTTCAAGTTCGGCAGCTTTTGCCTCAAGTTCCATCGCATATTCTTCTGCCATTTGTTCACTGGGGAGTTCACAGAAAAGATCCAGACTCGATTCACTCATAAATTTGTCTTCCATAATTGCCTTATACCAGAGTTGTACTAAAAAATTAAGCATTGACAGTTCAGCAGGCACCATTCATAGGGTTAACATTTTTGACTTCGGTGTTGAAACCAGTCACTTCCCAACCCATACCAATACGCTCATCCATCTCACGCTCAAACTCATTCATGGTGATGCACTTGTAAGACATGGTATCGACCCCACGGAACTTCAGCACTTTAAACATAAACTTGGTGCTATCTTTGACGGGGAAGTAATCAACGGTCATCGAAGGATTGCCGTCGATTTGGGAGATGGCAGACAGTTGCATGGGGTGCTCTCTTGATTACCTTAGTATTATAGGTCAGAAGGAGGGCGTCAGGTCGTACCGTAGTCCAGTTGTCGAAGTGTCCATCTGCTCCCAGAGCGAATAGAGTTTGTTATACAGTGCTGGAACACTTCCATAATCTCTTGCGATGTGCATTTCATCAGCAAGTTGAACATTCTGAAGTGCAGAGAGGATAATACCAATCTCATGTGCATTTAGATTCACTTGAGTTTCAGACATTTTCATCCTTTTTTGAGAGTGATACGATCCATTATACACATGGCAAGGTCAAATTGCAAACTCTCATCAACCTCACCAAGTTTGTCTTTCAAAGCATCAGGAACAATCTCATGCAGAAATTCACACCAACGCTCATCTTCATAGATGTAATCAATCACTTCGGGAACCAGAGCGGATGCCAGATTGCTAATCGTTTGATTGGAGAGTGCCATAATTAAACAGGAGTTACTTCAACAGATCGGATAAGGTTTGTGCGGTCTTGTGCCAGATAATCATCGGCAATCTTACCACAGGAAGAACGTGATTGAATCATACGTTCCTCATACAGGTTCTCATCTTCATCAGGAACCCAATACTCAATTAGCATACGGTAGGTTTTCATTTGGTAGGAAACTTAAGATTGTATTTGGAAATGAGAAGGTCTCTTACAAGTTCGCGGTCTATACTATCAAAACAAAACTCTTCACCTTTGATTTCAGCAATCTTCATACAATCATCAGTTGCTTTACGAACTAGAGTAGGATTTGCACCCATTGGATATACACCATCAGGACCATAAAATCCCATCACATAATCAACAAAGTCGTTGAGTTGAATTTCAGTCATTTCAGGTTCCGTTGATTACCTTGTTATTATAAGGGGTTTTGGCGTGATGGTGGCAGTCCTTGTGCCAGTTGTCAGAGTGTCATTCCAGTTGTCATACCGGCAATAAAAGCATCTTCCAATGCTGCTTTGATTGCCCAAACAGATACCTCATGAAAATCCAAACCATCACGCCCCCGCAGTTCCAGTGTCTCTAGACCGGGAAAGTTCTTCTGGGCAATACCAGTCAGAATCTTATTCAGGAGTTCTTTGTTTTCCATTTCAGTTGACCTCGGCAAGTTGGTTGAGAATGTGACGGGCAAACTTCATAAAATCATAGGAAGTCACACCGTAAGGGTCAAAACCATCAAGCATTTCGGATTGATTGTAGGTGTTGACAATCAGCAGGCAGGCATCATACAGTGCCGCTTGGTGCTCCTCCTGAGAGCGGAAGGAAATGGCGTTGTAGGTGGGCAGAGTCACTGGTGGTTTCCTTGATTACCTTGTAATTATACTGCCTGCAGCAGGCGGTTCGGGAAGTACTGTGCCACTTTGGGAGCTGGCACACCCTGTTTGTCAATTAGGTACTCAAGATATAGGGTTTCTTCTTGCTCCCGTGCCTCTATTTCGTGTGGTTGATGCCAATACTCAATATCTTCGACGCATTCTTTACCATAATACATTTTTCCGCGTTTCTGGCGGAGAGAACCGACTACCCACTGCCGCAGATGGGTCAGTTCGTGCAGGAGAGTTTTTATATACAACTCCTCATCCATATGGGTATTCAGTTCAATCAGGAACTCTCTGGGGCGATAGGTTTCACCCAGAACATCGCACCATCCATAAACGTGCTCACGCCTCAATCCACGATGAACAATCTCAACATAGATTTTGTGACGTGGAAAGAACTTATTCAGAAACCAAGAGGCAACATCCTCACAGGTACGCTTCCTATAACCGTATCCGCTAATTTCAAGAACAGACATTGACCCCAGTGCAAAAACCAAATGAACGAAGAAATGAAAACCAGTTTGTCTTTAGTATTCATAATTCAGCGGGCATACAGATAAGAACCGCTCCAGTCAGCATTAGCAAACAACCATTCACGCTGCTCAATAATACGCAGATCGTAGCGAACACCTTTGGCAGGTGATTTGAACGATGCAGACTTATACACTTCACCAGTTTTACGGTCAACAAAAGCATGAACCGAACGGGAACCATTCGCATTCATAATGATTTTGTGATACTTGCGTCCACTCTCAAAAGTGAATTCATAACCACAATTACCATTCTTCAGGTCGGTAATGCAGGCGTTGTGATAATCTGCACCACCACTA